CTACTGTTGCCCTGCAATAGTTCCTACAGTCGCTTTTCCTGGGCAAATGGCATTGAGCGCTTCTGCTTTGGCGGTTATCCGAATTCGAGAATAATACCGCGACATTTTGATCGACTGGTGGCCCGCAATTGACATAATGGTTTCATCGGGCGCTCCCGATTCAAAAAGTTTCGTGATGATCTGGTTGCGAAAATTTCGCGGCTGCAGCCACTCCAGGCCGGTCTTTTTTCTCATTGTCCTGAACGCCGACCGTATAAAGTATGGCGAGGCCGGCTTGGTCACGTCATAGCTGCTGCGCTTCAGACGATATGGGAATATGTAGTGGTCAGGATGCCATGCTCCCAGACGTTTTGCCCGCTCCACAATCCTGCGCACTTGTTTCGTGGCAACAGCATTCAGAGGCACCACGCGTGCGCGAAATTCATTCTTCACTTTAGTATCTGGAATATGGATTGTTGGCGGCTCGTGCTCCAGAAAGACATGTTTCATCTGCAAGTACCGCAGCTCAATTCCCATGGCCGACGTATTATTTGTCAACGAGACCGCCCAATATGCAACGCTCCAGTCTGGATTGCCGGCCACCACGCGAAAGAATCTTTCTTCTTCCTCCGCGGTCAGTACTTTCGGAGGAGTCCAATTGGGGAGCGGTAGCGGTTTATAGTGTTTCTCAACCAGGTCCCATAAATCGGCCGCCTTCAAAATCTGCGCCAGCGTATTCAACTCATGGTTCACGCAGGACGCTCCTGCTTCCATCCGCCTTTTCCGCTGATATTCCAGAAAATGGCCAATATGAATTTGCGACAGCAACACTCCCGCAAACATTTTCTTCAAGTTCCGGACATACCATTCATACATTTCGATCGTCCGGGGCTTTTTGCTGTGCATTTTCTTGATCTCCAGCCAGTGCCGGGCTGCTTCCTCAAAAGGAAGGGTGCGAAACTGTAATGGCGTCATCACTCTCATAGGTTCGGGCCTTGCTTTGCAGCACTCCGGCCGTAGGAAGTAGCCGGGAGCACCGCTTACTTGGGCTCGAAAGTCATTCTATGTGATTCGTTTTTATTTCGCTACAACAAAATATAGCGCAGTTATGGGGCCTTGGCCCACAACATATAGTTTTTGACCAAAAGCCCTCTGAATGGAGACGCGGGATCTATCTCGATTTCCCATAATGGATCGCCTGAAGCCGCTGCTTGCCTCCGCGCTCTTATCCTTCGACGGCCGGCTGTAACGGCGTGCTCACCGGTATGAGCGCCATCACGCTTTCAGGCGTCATCTCTTTCCCTGCCACATCGTGCGCGGCCTGGATCGCAATCGCCGCCAGATTGCTGAACGCGGCCGTTACCCGCTCCGTTGCGGCTGCATCGAACTCGCCCATCCCGCTAGCAGGCGCGACTGCACCAAGGATCTGTTCAATGAATAACGCTGCGTCCGTCACCGTCCTCAGTGTCTGTTTTAGTTTGTCTGCGGTGGAAATGCTGCTTACAGGATTTGTTGCCAAGATTGCACCTCGTGAAAATCGGTATTGGGTATTCAGTATTTGGTAATTGGTAGTTGGTGATCAGAGGGTGGAGCAGGCCTTCAGGCCTGCGTTAGCGCTGTAAAAAATTACTGGGCTTCAGCCCCTGGAATCACCGGCTTCAATGCCGCAATCGCCGCCACAGGGTCCCGATCATCCGGCCGCTGAATCTCGCTCACCGGCTTCTTCCCCATCAGCCCGCGCACCGCGTTCAGCAGAGCCGGAAACTGCTCCAGCAATCCCACAACCGCCGATTGTTTTTCCTGCAACGTTGCTGATTTATCTTTTGCCACTTTGGCCACGGCATACGCGGCAAAGGCATCCACCGCGGCAATCTGCGCCTGGCGCGCTTTCTCCACGGTCTGTTGCGCTTCGCGCGTCTGCGGTAGGTAGAACACGTGCGGATCAAAGGCCGCATTTTGCGGATCGCCCGCGCAGGCGTGCCGGATATCGGCGTCCAAGTGGTTATAGCCGGCCACCGCGCAATCGATCAGCGCTTTGCTCGCGGCCAGCGATGCGTACGTTGTCTGGTCCCACGTACTCACGCATCCTGCCAGCAGCGCGCACGCAGGTATCGTCACGCAAAGCGCCAGCACGCTGGTAATCTTCGTCCAGTCAGTAATTCTTGTCGGCTGGTTTCCCGGCAATGGCGACTGCTTCAGATACAGCAGCACTGACTTCACGCCAATCACCAGCGCAGCCGCGCCAACTTTCGTCAATCCGGCTTTGGAAAAGTTAAAGCTTGCCGGATCCAGTTGCATGGTAGCCAGCGCGGTAATCATTGAGCTCAGCGCAAACACGCCCAGCCCCTTGAACCAGGTTGCAAGGTTCATGGTGTTGTCCTCTTTTCAATTTGAATTGTTTTTAAGTTCGGATCTTGAGAGCCGCGGCTCTTGGCTTTTCGCTCTTGGCTCTTGGTGAAGAGCGGCCATGGGTCACGTAAAAACATCGTTATGGATCGTGCTTCAGCTCCTGCAAACTCGTACTCCCACGAAATATCTTCCCGTAGCGAGACAAGTGTCAGGGCACGAATTCATTCGTCGTCTCAGCGACCTAAAGAATTTGGGCTTTAGCCCTGAGATTTACGCCTCCGCCCTTTTCAGCCATCCCGCCAAATTCACCGCCTGGGCCGGGTTGTTGGCAGCTATGTGGCGATAATGCGCCGCGCTGAACTGGCAGAGCAGCCCGTAAAAGGTTTGCGGATCAATGGCATTGATGGCCGCCAGAGTCTTCGGCCCGATCCTGCCGTCCTCGGCAAGCTGCTGGCCCTGGGAGTTCGCCGCGCGCTGGGCATAGACCGCCGCCTGCCGCACTCCCATGTTCACGCCCATATCAAAAAGTTTGTTGGCCACGTCCTGGCTTTCTACCTCGGCCAGGCGCATGCTGTCCCAGTATTCGCGTTCCTCAATCTCTTCTGCTTCAGCCAGCGCGTCTTCCGCAGGCCGGGTAAAAAACTCTTCCGGCAGATCAGGATGGAACTTTTCTGCAATGCCAAAGCGCGTACGCCCTCCGGCATCTACGGTCACTCTGCCAGAACGGGTTGAATCTTCATGTTGCAGCGTGAATAAGAATGCCGGCTTGAAATCGGCCATGGATGCCTCCAAATTGAAATGTAGGTAGCAACCTTCATCAAAGCTCGCCTTCAGGACTCGCAAAAACAATGGATTCCTGATTTGACCGGCCGACAGCTTCACTTTCTTCTTCCATCACTTCCGGCCTTGGTACCGCCTCCACATGCCGCCACGTTCTTCCTTTCGCGATACGGGCGATCGTCGCGGCTGTCACGCCGTATTCACGCGCCAGTTCGGTCATATACATGCGGCCTTCCGCCAGCAAAATTTTGATCCTGCTTACTTGTTCCGCTGATAGCTTGGAACTGCGAATCTTTTCACCGACCGGGCTTCTGCCCTTTTGTCGCGTGTCGTGTGCATTGTCGCGAGGTGTTCCAAGGAATAAGTGATCTGGATTAACGCATGCCCGCACATCACACTTGTGGCATACGACCAAACCTGGACCGATCTCACCACGAAATAACACCCATGCAACGCGATGCGCGAGTTGCTGTGTGCGGCCAAGGGTCACGATCCCATATCCGTCCGCACGAACCATGCCCCGCCACAGCCAGCATCCGCTGGCCGGTTCAGGACACACCTTAGCTAGAAATCTTTCTCTTGGAGTAAGTTTCATTGGATACCTGAAAATTTGGTTGATGGGCAAGAATATTAATTAGCGTCGAACCATCTTTAGTCTGATTCATGTTCATTCGCGTGAATTCGCGGCTCAAATTGGGACTATTATCGATTACACGCTTGCCGCGTGCTTTTCGTTCGCGCTGATTCCTTTGCGCTCGGCAAAGTCTGTCCACATGAGCTTGTGCTGGTACACGATGATCGACATTTTGCGATAAATCCCCAGCAGCACCAGCAAGTTCGCTGCAGTAACAAAATCGGTAAAGTGAATTTGCATGGGTTCCCTTCTGATCAAAATGGTTCACTCAAAACAAAATTGGTCCGCAAACATAAAACCGGCGGCCCGCTCCGCTAAAATCCGTATGTGCATCAGGCCGCATCTCACAAATATCGTTTGCTGTTAAAGCTCCTTTTCAGCCGTCCATCCGAGTTTTTCGACCGGGTTAAGACCGCGGCTGAAGGAATGGCATCACCACCGCAATCTGCTGCCGGACTTAAGGGGCTTGATCTTGCGGCGATGCTCGATCTGAGCTCGAAATATCTGGGCATGGACCTGAGCGGCTTCCTGCATGATCCGGACGCCGTGGCTATACGAGAGCACATCGCATCCGAGCGGGCGCTTTTGAACCGGCCTCCATCAGCCTCCATGCACGATGCCGATGCAGAACTACCGGATTTTTGCTACGTCATCTGCCGCGCCCTGCGGCCGCGCGTTGTGGTGGAAACCGGAGTTGGCAGCGGCGTGACCACTTCTTTTATTCTGCAGGCGCTGGCCGCCAACGGCGAAGGGCATCTCTGGAGCATTGACCTCCCGCCCATTGGCGCGGAACAGTTTGCCGGCAGCTTTGTGCCACAGCCGCTGCACAGCCGCTGGACTCTGCTCCGTGGCCGCTCCCGGGATCTGCTGCCGCGCCTCCTGAGCGATCTTCCTGCTCCTGACGTGTTCCTGCATGACAGCCTGCACACCACAAGAAACATGACTTTCGAATTCCAAGCTGCGTGGCAAAAGATGAACCCCGGCGGCGTTCTTCTCTCCGACGACATCCATATGAGCAAAGCTTTTGCCCGCTTCATCAGCAATAAAAGGGTCGGCCTGTCGCTGGCGGGCAATCGATTCGGAGTGGCATTCAAGCGCTAAACCAGGCGTCCGCGCTATAGCTTACCTGTGGTGTTTATTAGCCTGAAGACAAGAGTTCACGTATTGAATCGAGTACCTCGGTGTAAAATATTTTCACCATTAACACCAGCAGCTCAACCTTCTCCTGTGTTTTCAGCGTACGGCACGTGAACGATTTAGGAGTTGGTGCCATCGTTTAGAGGAAAGCGCAACATGATTCCGTGGTATGTAAAGATTCCCGCCAAAGTTGTCCTATCTCGGCTGCCGGTTAGCGGCAAGGCTTGGCAAAAACTTCATCTGTTCCGAGCCGGTGGCATGGACAGTGATCAGTATGCCCGCTCAATCTTTGATAAGCATTTTGATGCAACTGGGTTCTCTGATCTCAGCAACAAAACGGTCCTTGAAATTGGCCCGGGCAATGGCCTGTTGACAGGTAAATATGCTAATGAGCTAGGCGCGGCAAAAACATGGCTGATCGATTCAGAACCTATTGCCGACGTTGAGCCATTCCCTAACACCGTTTACTTAACTGAAGGACTTAAGTCTTTTCGTGAAGTTCCCGACGCTTCTGTCGATTTTCTTTTCTCGAATGCAGTGCTTGAGCATATTCGGTTGAAAGAATTTGTGCCCCTGGTAATGGAAATGAAGCGTGTTCTCAAACCAGAAGGAATCGCCTCACATCAAATCGATTTCCGCGATCATCTCCAATATGCGTTGAATAACCTTAGGTTCTCAGAACGCGTGTGGGAAAGCGAATTCATGGCTAAATCGGTTTTTATACAAACCGGATTCCCTGGGCCAAAATGCAAGCGCTGCTTGAAGAACATTTTGTGGTGTCCATTAAGCACCGTAACTTCTGGCCGTCTATACCCACAGCACAAAATAAAATGTCACCGCCATTCAGGACAATGCCTGAACAGGATCTAATGACGCTGGATTGTCACGCTGTCCTGACGGACAAATTCCGCAGCCTGCGCGTTTGAAAGAAGCTTGCGTCAAACGGTCTCTCAGCCACTCAATTTCCGATCACCCAGTAGTAAAACGCATAGTTGACTCCAGCCACGCATGTTCCGTTGAGTCCGAAAAGTGCGGTTGTAGTGGTCGTGCCAAAAGTATTCGCCGGCACTGCAGGAGCAAATCCATCGCCTCTTGCTGCTAAAGCCACGGGTGCCGCCGGAAAGGCACCGTCGTGAAACGTCAGCCGAAACCCAGGATTGGCAGTTTGTCCCGTGCCTGAACAGGCGATCACAACGGAGCCAGCCGTATCATTGCCGGTGACAGCCACAACGCTCGCTGTAGTTCCCCAACTTCCCAGGCCAAGGCCAGTAATGGTCCAATCGCCTATCGCGACAGATGTGCCTTGGTTCGCTCTTAATCGATTCAGCGGCGTAGTTCCGCCCAACGTCTTATTGGTCAGCGTGTCAACCGTGGTTCTTGCAACCAGCGTATCGGTAACGGTTGCGGGTAAAGTGAGAATGCCAGCGCCAGCAACTGAAGACGCCTGAACAAACGTAGTACCTGAGGTAGCACCGCTCCATCTGATGCCCTGTGGGCTATTTAAAAACAATGTGCCGCCGTTGCCAAATTGCATTGAACTACCAGCATTGTTCGTGAAGAGTATTCCGCCTGCCGTGTCATTTGTGATGCTTGCCGGAAGTGTTTGCGATGTGGTTTGTAGCGTAAGGCCGCCGGCAGTGGTAATGGTTCCGGTAGTATCGGCAACAAGCGCTTTGTTGGCAGTGCCCAGAAATACACTGCCTGAGCCATTGCCCTGCACAAAGGTATTCAGATAAGGCGAGGAATTTGAAATAAAGAAATGACTGACACCGAGGTTGTCCGAAATATTGAACCCGGTGGTCGGGGAAACTTGTTTGATCGTCGCAACCCCAAGCGTATTCGCCGCGCCCAGATTCACGTTGCCCAGCGTAGAAGTCCCTGCCACTGATAGCGTGCCTGGAATAATCGATCCGCCACTGCTTTGCATCGGCCCGGAAGATACCGCATTCGATCCATCAAACCAGAACTCCTGCGTACTGCAGGCGTTCGCCGTGCTCACGATGGTCCCCATGTTCAAAACATTGGCCGGAGGAACAAAGGTGCGGCCGCCGGTCGCGTCCTGGCAGATTTCAAAGCTGATCGGCTCGCCCGCCACGGCATTGCTCAGCGTTGAGCTGGTGACATTCCCCGTCAGCGTCAATTTGAAGCTGGCCGCCGTGGACGCGTCGAATGTTGGCGTGGCTGAGAAGGTGACCGTGGTAAGCGATCCCAGGCGTACATCCGTGCGTGAGGTCCCGGCATTGTCGGAGCAAACCATCCCCGCCAGGCAGTTGAAAGCCGTGCGCTGCGTAAGCCCGACTCCAGCATTGAAAATCTGTTGCAGGATGCTGGAAGGGATATTGGATCCCGTGACCGTCCCCGTGGCCGCCACGTTTCCGCTAACGGCCAGGTTTCCGGAAACGCTGTTGCCGCTGAGTGGCGCAAAGCTCCCCAGATTTACCGGCGCATAATTATCAAAGTTGAACGTGGCTCCGGTGAATGAAACTCCTGTGTACCTGAGCACTTCCTGCCCGGTGCTGGAATCCTTTACCGTGATGCGATAGTAGATTCCCGAAGGCAGAGTGGCCGCCGGGTTTGGTACAGTGAAAGTTGGGGTAACCGCGCCCGCCGCAACGGGCGAGCAGTAGCCGCGCTTGAGCGCCTGTCCGCCGCCGCCGATGGAAACCGAAATAGGATTGTCACTCTGATCAGTAATCAAAAAGCAGAGCTGGCCGGCAGCAAGCTTTGTGCCGTTGATGTCCGTGATGTTGGACGCTGAAACTGTGGTCAGGTTTTGCGCGTGGGCATCAATCGAAAACCCTGCCGCAAAGGCCGCAATAATCGCAAAGACAAAAATAAATTTCTTCATGGAGTCTCCTAGAGTCAAAAAGCAAGCCGCGAATTTCGCGAATGAACACGAATCAATTCGCACTTTTCGGCCTGATTCGTGGCTAAAGTTGATGTGTTTGCGACAGGCCGCCGGATAGTCACAAGAATGACCGGCGAAGAAACTTAAGATCTGTTGCGATTGAGACGTAGCATGCTACGTCTCTACGCTGAAAAGGTTGGCTAAAGGCCAGCGGCTAGGAGCTAGCGGCTCGCCCTACATCTGGGGCAGCTTGCGATTGCCTGAGCCTGATCCGCCGGAACCGGAATCGCCCAGGCCGCCAGTGGTGCCGCCCGTTCCGCTGGAATTCACGGTTGCCACCAGGCCCACGCGCATCTGCCCGCGATACACGGCTTGAACATAATTGTTGTAGTTTGCCCAGGCCCGATGCGTAACAGCGTTGAAGTCGTAACTGATCCAGTAATTCGTGGTAACTTGCGGGCTGGCGCCCGTGTCATCGACAGTGGTAATGGTCTGGGCCGGGATACTGCGCACGCCGCCCTGGTCTTTCATTTTCCAGGCATTGTAAGAAGTTCCCACGCCGCCCGGACCGTAGGCCCGTATGTTGACTGCAGTTCCGCTGACAAAAACCGAATCCAGCGTGGCATTATTGGCCGGCGTTTCGTCATGATTACCGAAGATGCCATTGAAGGCAAAGCTGTAAGGAGTTGCGTTGGCCAGCGACTGCTCCATTAATCCCATGCGGTTGAAGCTGGTGAACTTGAAATAGATAGTGGTGCCCACCAGCGTCGGGTCGGCTTCCCAGACAAAAACTCCATTGTCCAGCCGAAGGAAAACAGAGCCAGCGTTGTGCGTTGCGACGGACGACCCGAAGACTCCGCGCCGCAGCCGCGCCGCCACTGCCGCTGTCCCGCCCGATGTGTATGCGCCGCTGCCGGTACTGCTGTTCAGCGTGAAATTATTGGCGTCGACAACGGTGATGACCCACGTTCCGTTTGCCGCGGTGTTGCCGCCGACGCCGGCAATCACCACGGTCTCGCCGGTGTTGAGGCCATGATTCGCCACCGTGATCTTAATCGGGCTCGCGTTGCTGGCCGTAGTAATGGCCATGGGAGAACCGTGAGCGCCCAGGTCATAACGATAAGCGCCCGTAAGCGTTGCGTCTTCGTAACTGATGAGCTCGCCATCGACATAACAGAGCGTGCGGAAATTGTCACAGTCAGCCTGCGTGCCGGAGTTCAGAATGCCCGTCGATTGCGTTACATCCAGCGCAAGCGTGTGCGTGGTATCAGGATCGGACGAAGAAACCAGTTGCGCGGTGAGCACGCCCATGCGCGACGGCCCATACATCTTGCCGATCTGCACGTAGTTGCTGTTGTCCGGTGAGAGCCAGACGGAAGCGCCGCCCCAGTCCTGATTGACGGCCACACCACCTGAAGTGTAGGTGCCATTGCCGATGGATCCGTCGAGAGTGAAATTGTCAGGGTCAACCTGCGTTATGGTCCATGTGCCATTTGCCGCCGTGTTGCCGCCAACGCCGGCGATGGTAACTTTCTGTCCGCTCTTGAATTTGTGCCCTGTAGCAGTGATTTTGATAGGTGTAGGGGGCGCTGGGGTCGTTGCGCTCGTAATTGCAACTGTTGGGCCGCAGACTCCAAGCCAGACTTCGTAGTTTCCGGTCAGGCTCAGCCGGTCATTAGCCTCAAAAATAATCGGCGTGCTTACCGCGCCGGGATCTGAATTGGCTTGCGTCACAAATCCCGCGCCTGCCTGATGCGGGTAGAGCGTTGGCGCCGCCGTTCCCCAGGGAAAGTCTTCACAGTCCACTTCCAGCTTGCCGGAATCATCTTCCCGCATGGCGGTGATCCGCACCGGTTTTTTGTTGTATCCCAATTCCGGAATAGTGAGTGTGACCAGATCCATGGGTTCAAGCAGGTTGAATTGCCAGCCCAGAGAAAACGTGTACGTTGCCCGGATTTCCACTGAACGCTTGCGCAGCAGATTGGCTGCAAACTTGGCTACAGTGGTGGTGGTGATGGAATGCGCGTGCACGGGTGACGCCTTACGCAAACCGTAAAGCGCGATCATGGCATCGTCTTTGTCTTCCGCAACGTCTGGGTTGTAGTCGTTCGCGCGATTGGCAAATTCAATCGAGACAGAATTCATCACGTCCGCAACGGATGGCCGCTTGATAACTACCGGCGTGAGAAGGTCACTGGTCGTGAGGTCATAGATGGGCGACGTATTGGGAATGAATGTTGCCCCGTTTCCCACGTTCGTCGTGTCGCCATAAGGGACGACCTTCAAAACACCTTCACTCCACACCGCCGCAGCATTCGTGATGTCCAGAATTTCCTGTATCCAGTCACTTGCGGCTTTTTGTGCGTCCAGCACCGGAGAAAGAAACAACCCGTTGGCCGTGCAGAAATTTCGGTACTGCGTGAGATCGCCGGGAGTGACCACACCGGCCAGTCCGTAAAATTGATTCGCCAGAATGTCAGCGATAATCACTGAAGGCTCAGCGTCGGCAATTCCGGCACCAAAGGTAATGGCGCTCAGCACTTCAAAGCTTAAATTCGGCAAAGTGCCGCTTTCGCCCAAATCCATGGCGGACGCCGCGACATAAGCTATCCCGTTATATCCAAGGTCCTGTCCGGGATGCTGCGAGGTCAGATAACTCCAAGGCGTCTGCGGACGCGAGCCGAGAAACAGCGTGAGGCTTAACTTCTGTTGTGGCTGGCCGTTCGAATTGGAATCAGGGACCGAATAGACGTAGCTGATCGTGACAACCTTGCCGGCATCGGCAGCAGAGAAATTAAAGACCGCGCCGGATTGCGTGAACTGCCCGGCTCCCGGCGAGCTTCCAACCTGCACCATGGCGGTCTGCTGCGTTCCTGAATGAAGTACGGAACCATCAGAACCAAAATCAGTTTGCGAGAAACTGAAAGCGTCCGCTCTGCCTATGCCCCGGTGCGAATGAAAAACCCCGCCGCCCGGAGGTGTAACGGTAATTCCGCCGCCGCCGCCCGGAACCGTGAAAGGCACGGTAGCGGAAATCATGGTCAGCTTGCCCTTCGTGTCCCAGATGTTATGGAAATTCAGGATGGGTCCCTGGCACAACGCCATGGCAACTGCGGTTTGATACGTATATGTGGTATTTGAAATTGCGTTGCCGCCCCCGGAGCCCAGCCCCTTGCCGCCAACCTTGGTGGTGGACGTGTGCGGAATGGAAGCGAAATCACCAGCCCAAATCAGCCGTGCTGCAATCCTATTCTGTCCGTAGAGGATCGGAATGACCTGTCCATACGAACTGGTTTGCACGCGCAGTGCGGAAAGCAGATTCGGTTTTGCCGCGAGACCATTTTTTCCACCGCCTTTTCCGCCCATCAAAGCCATAGGATGAACCTCGTCTTCTTCTTGGTTACAGGATGGTTGTCATCTCTGAAACATCATTCAGTCCACGGATCGTTCCTGTCGCGGCTACTGACCGCACTTCAAAACATTTGTGTTCCCTTCCCAGCAGTTCGCCGTCGCGCAAGACATCGCTCAACAGAACACCATGGGGAATATACGCATGGATTACAATCGGCCACTCCACCACGATGGCGCCATGGGAGTAAGTCCGGCCGAATCGAAAAACAATGAAGTCTGCTGGTTGCGGAGGTGTCTGAATCTCCAACACAAACTTTGCGATTTCGTTCAAGTAGAGTTCTTCACTTCGGTGAAGATGCCATTGGACCGAGTATTGCGGAGGTCTATACTCTCGTGGCAACACGCCGCACTCCTGATACACAGCCAGCGGAAACATGGCGCAGTCAGCTCCAGCTCGCTTTACTCGCGCATGATGGTGATATGGAGTCCCCAGCCATTCTTTTGCTGCGCGAACAATGTTGGCACGTTGCGCAATTGTGAGTCGCTGCATTTTGCGGTTCCTCCTAAATAGCTGTTTCCGGAGCAGGCACGTAAGGAAAGCCCTCAAAGTTCACCAGATTGGAAAACTTATTCGTGCATGTGGCCTGTGTTTTGTCGCACCCCGGATACGCTGTGAACGTGTCGCCGGCATTAGGAACAAACGGAAGCGGAGAATTGAAGGTAAAGAAAGGACCGCCAGTGGAAGAATAAGTTTTTACCGCTTTGACTAGCCCTGTGTTCGCGCCTGACGTGAAAACAATTTGCCCGTTATCGTAATAGGTGTCCAATTTCAGCGAATTGGAAAGCAGCTTATTGACAGTGCTCCCGGCCTGTACCACGTTCGCCTCGGCAAAGCTGGCCTTGATCAACCCACAGCGAGCGTCAAAGAGAGTGTTTGTACAGCCGGGTTGCAGAATCACCGCCGGAAGCTGCATGCTCAGGTAAGCCGTGCCGGCGTTCACGGAAAGCTTCGCCGCGGAGCGCGTAAGTTCGTCCAGCGCGCCGATGAAACCGGAAAACCTCACCACTGTACCGATCTGGTTTGAAGCAGAATCCATAAACAAGCGGTCGATGCGGAAGCCCGCGCCGTCGAACAATCCCTGCCCGATCGCTTGCAGGATCGGCACGCCATTGATCACGTCGGTCAAGCTGGCCTCGATCGTTACCTCGAGCGTCGCCACGTCCATGCCAAGCTTTTCTTCAATAGCCGATCGCGCAATGTTGGGTGGGCCAGTCAGGAATGTGTTTCCCAGCACCGTCAGGTTCGTGTCCCAGCTTGTGTAGCGCAGCGCCGTGCCGTTCTTGAGAGTAATGGTGTAAAGGTCGGCCATGCGGATTTCTGTTGCGCTCTGGAGCCACGTCACCAGGTTGTTGCCGCCGATATTTGTTGGTGTTTTCATTTTTTCGCAAACCGCCTGACTCTATTCGTGTTGCTCGGGATCGTGAATGCACCTGATGCAGCGCTGCTCGCCGCGTGAGCGGGCTCGCTGCTTTCCGGCTTTAGCTGGGCTAATTGCTAACGGCTGGTGCGCGTTATTTGCGCACTGAAATCAACTGCACTTCCTTACATTCGTAAAGATTGAAATAGAAATTGCTGAACTCGATCCCCTCACGCGTTCCGCTCGAAGAACTGCCGCGCGAGGTTCCGGCGTCAAACCGCACGCGGTGCAGGAAAGTAAAGTCCGCCGTGATAGCGGCGCCTACCGCCGGTGCGGAAGTGAAACTTACAAGTCCCAGGGAAATGGTGTAATCCACTCCCTGCACCTGCAGTGTCGGCGTGCGTCCGCTCACATAAACCGTCGCCGTCTGGTTCGCCGGATTCTGGCACGCTTCCAGAAATCCGCCAAAGTTGCGCACAAGCTGAAAGTTCTTCGTCACTCCGTCGCCGGTTCCGATGGGCTGCCCGGTGAAAACGGAATCTTCCAGTCGTTGCGTCAGGTCGCTTTCATTGAGCAGGAAGTCGTCAAACTGGCCGCCGCGGGCCAGAAAGAAACCGACCAGCGTCTCCAGCGGCGTCTGTTCGTTTTCATCTCTCGATCGCGGATCGTTCAACAGATACTCATAGGCCAGGGTGAACTCCCAGATGGGATTCTGAAAGTTCTGCACCCTCACCTCGCGGCCGGCAAGTGAGGATTGGATCTCCGTCGAGAACGTGGGGTTCTTCGTAATACTCCAGCCCAGTCCGCGGATTTTAGGAAAGAGAAGGTTGCTCATCTGGCTCCTTTCCGCTTGAGCGCCCGCGTTACTTCATTGGCGATCATGTTGCTATGCCGGCGGATGTGTCCCTGGAATGACGCTGCATCCACGGCGCTGACGGAATGGTTTACGACAATCGTGATTCCTCCACCTCCGCTGTAGCCTGGGCCTTGCATGCTGGCTGGGATCACTTTTTCGCCTTTGTGTAGATAGGCAAGGCCGTCCATGGGGACAAAATCGGTTCCAATCGCGAGAGAGGCTGCGCCCATTGCTATAGCGCCCATTCCTGAAGCCGTTGCTCCGGCTGCTGCTGCAACTGCCGGGGCCATGGACACATTTATCGGAAACGGTAGCGCCTGCATCGCCGAGGCGAACCCAGCAAGGGCAGCGATGCCAGAGGATGCAGCTGTTGCGCTGGTAATTTTCTTTTGGGTAAAGAGTTTGTCAATCAGCCATTCTTCAGCTTTTTTCTCCGCTTTCTGTGCAACGTAATCGGCGAATGAGCCGATCAGTGAGTTGAACATCTTGGCGAAGCCCTGAGCTACGGTTTCCGTCCCTTGAATCATTCCAAGGATTTCTGTTTTGAAGGCATTGCCGATCTGTGAGAATGCTTGCCGGTACTGCTGCTCTTGCGCTTTCAGCCCGTCCGTGACGGCCTTGGCGCCAACCACCTCGCCTTGCGCCTTAATTTTATTAATCTGGTTTTGAATTTCCTGTACTTTCTTGGGGTCCTTGTCCCAGAGCGCCTGGCGCTTCTGCTGATAGAAGATTTCCAGTTGGAGTTCATCCTGCTTTGCTTTGGCGATCAGTGCGATTTCCTGCTGCTGCGTAATCTTGCCTTTTTCAAAGTCCTGGGTGATTAGCTGGATTTTCACTTCGCCGGCGATCTTCGCGACTTCAATCTGGCCTTTGTAGCCTTCGTCCCAGGTTTGGAATTGCTCATTGGCGGCTTTTATGACAGCGTCATTTTCCGCTTTGATTGCGGCAAAATCCGCCGCCATCGTCTGCTTGCTAGCGCTTTCGTCAATTGCAATAATGGCTCTCGTGCTCGCATCGACCGTAGAGACCTTGTCGCTCTGCTCTTTCTTGAAAGCGGCGCTACTCTTCTGTGCTTCAGCAACTGCAATTTGGCGGCTGAGAGCGTTATTTTTTGCGACCTGAGCTGAGGCTGCACCATAACTTTCGGAGTAAATTGTGAGATCATTCAGTAGACGCTGCTCGTCACGGTATTGTTCATTCACTTGCTTCGTGGCATCTGCCAAGCTCAGCGCTTCTCGCACCTGGGTTTCGCCATTCGGTCCGCTCGCTACGCTCTCATCTCTTTTGGTCAGCGTGTCTATTCCGGCAGCCTTTTTGTCGGCAAGAGCTTTCTGCTGGTCGGCGATATAGCGGCGAAACTCCGCCTGTTTTTTATCCAACGATGTTTTATAATCCGCAGCTTCCTTCTGGTGACCGAGAGCGGCAGCCGTGTTCATCTGCTGCGACAAGTCATCGATCGCGGTCTTAAATTCGTGCGCCTTGTCAATTACCTCATTTGAACCGTTATTGCCGTTCATCAAACGGTCCCAAAAGCCCTGTTTCTGTTTTTGCAGCAGTTCGTCCAGCTTATCGATGGCTTTCGTAAACTCGTCCACCAGATCGGCAGTTGCTTTTCTGCCCTCCTCCATTGCGATCTTGACCCCGTTAGTGGGAGGCCTCTTTTGCAAAATCGCAAGCTGGTCCTGCAACTTGAGGTTGTTCGTCTGGAGAGCAGTGGCATACTGGTTCACAGCCAGCGACTCGTTCAAGGTTTCAGCCTTGGTTTTTTCCAGCTCTTCCCTTTCCTTCTTTAGTTTCTCGGTTAAATCAAAGATCGCTATACCCAGAGTAATGACTGCCAGGGGCGCGAATGCCGCGTCCAACACGGGCCCTATTAGCTCGCTCGCTGCAAGCATTTTTGAAATCCCATCGGGTACCTTAAGCCCGATAAGATCGCCCAACATCTCAACAGATTTGCTAACTCTATCCAGGTGCTCTTTGGCCGCGTCGGCGGCATCTTTGACTTCAGTGGCATCACCCGTTATTTTGATGGGAACTTCATTGTCAGCCATGGTGGTGACTCTCCGTGTTTCTTGATAAGGCACTTTAAAATCTAAAGAAAAGCCGCTTCTAGATCGCTCAGTATGCCGAAGAAATTAAAGCGACTCCGTTTAAGTTGAACGCCGGAAAACAATAGACCAACGCAATCGAACGCATATAGAATCTGACGCCATGACAATCCCAAAACTCTGGATACCTCTCTCCGCGATCTTGGCAATCTCGATCATTGCCGATAGCGCACCGGCACAAACATCACCTGCCAAAATTAAAACGGAACCGCCCGCCTTGGCCGCCCTACATGCTATTGACGAATATGAGGCCAGCCTGGAAACCTGGGTACCCTATACAGGACAGGATGATTTCGAGGAACGAGAGAAAGCATCCGGCCACAAAGCCAAACAGGAACGGGCTATTGAAGCGCTGGCCAGCGTTTCCGACCCAGAATTGCACAATGATTTGAATATCTTGATGACCGATACAAGCCTGATATTAAACGCAGGGATGGGATTGCTGCTGGACAAGAATGATAAGAGTCTTCCAAAAAGGATGGCTGAATTTCATTCCGACCGAAACCTGGTTGCTACCGAAATCGCCACAAATAAGCACGGCCTTTTGCGCGATGCGGTATTGAAGCGCTATCAAAAGAAGTAGATGCCGGCGATGCGATGACACGTTTAAAATGAAGCGGAGGCAGGGCACATTTGTTCAACGGCCGCGTCCAACATTTCGCTTCGACCGCGGCTTTTGTTAGCTGACTGGCATCACCGGTAATCTTGATTGAAAAGTATGACGTGGAGTTTTCGTCGATAGCAATTTGGCGGCAATAAAAAGGCAGCCCGCAGGCTGCCTTTTGGCTCTAACCAGTGACGACTACTCATCCAGTACCCAGCCGTCGCCGGATTTCTTCAACATCTTCTTTCCAGGCCGCGGCGTGGTGCTTTGTCGTATATCCGTCAAATTAAAGGTCTCGTCATGCCGCATGAGCAGAGCTGGATTCCTCAAATTGTCATTGAGCTGTGCTAACTCCTTCTGCGAAAGATTATCGATGAGCTTGACACCGGTGGGGGCCAGGACCCATTTCCAGGTAAACTCAACTTCAGACTTTTGAGTGGTAACCTCGTAGATACTTTTGATATCCACAAAGGATTTTGTCGCGACGGTATCCAACATAGTAAGAGACCGACACCCATCTTTCTCGTTATATTTGGCCTTCTTTAAATTCTCCAGCACCTGTGGCTTGGCATTTGCCAGCTCAACTTTCCAGAAATCAGGGCCATCCGGCGCAATGGTCACTAATCCAGCCTTTTGTGCAGCCATAAAGTCGATCTGCGCAGGAATCGGATCCTGTTTCCCGAATGCGGTGCATTTTCCAGTAACTCGGCCAATCGCATAAACAAGCTTGATCGAGTCCTTATTCATTGATAGATTCAGCGCGTCCGTTATCGCCTTCGTGTCCGTTTCATTCGAGAATCCTGCTGTGAAGATGAGAAGAATGACGAGGACCAAACTCGGAACCCTGATTATGTTTGCTCCCGCACTCCGTTTAAGACCGGTTCGAATCCTGATGCCCGCCTGGCGCATGAGTTACTCTCCTTTGGAAAGCGAGATACTAATGAACATTTCCGCATTTGCAAAGTAAAAAGTGAACGATCTGGCACAACCATAACATCTAAAGTTTTACGTCTCAATATCGGCACGCAGCGCCTTATAAAGTTATGCCTTATAGAACTGTGGAAGCTTTTTGGCTACACTTCCGCCGGCAAAAGACACAGCCTGCGTCAGTTCATTGAAGTGTCCATCAGTAAAGTCTCGGGTCTTGCCTGCCGATTTCCGCTTTCCTCCCATCAAATACGCAGCCACAAGAACATGTGTCGGCGGATAATCTTTCCAGTAAGCCATCAGATCATTGAACTCCCAAAGAGTTAGCTGCTCGATCTCGGAGAACGTCCATCCGGTAGCGGTGGCGACGTGGCCAAAGACAAACGGCCAGTCAGCTATACCGGTACCGGAGTCGGTTCCCCCGCGGCCGCCTTTTTAAGACCGGACACTTCAAGCATAGTGTTGAAAAGAACATTGAAGTCATCGAAGGTAAGGCCGTTCTCAAGTTGCTCAGCGGTCAGGTCCTGGTGCACTTTTCTTACGGCATTCTGGATCACGGGCAGATACCGAAGCAACGAAGCCAGCCCGGAATTTTCCGCGGAAGGTTTTTCCTGGAACAGCGAGTCCAGTTGGCGCAATTCACCGAGCGTGAGCGATGAAACCGTAAGTTGTCCCAGCGATGTCGGAACCGTTTGCTGCTTAAGCATGATTTCCTCCTGATAGAAATTGGCAAAGCCGATGGATGAAAAAAGCGGGCACGGCAAGGGACCCGGCCCGCACTGGAGAGAGCGCTATTCGTTGGAATACATATCAATGACCTGGCCGGCGGCATTGGCAAAGGCCTCAAAGTCAAATTCAGGGATGATGAAATCTTCCTGCTTGGTGGCAAAGCTGAGCTTCGACGCCACCACCGAGTAGAGAAGCACGTTGAATTGGTTGCCGTTGTAAACGTTTTCCAGCAGCACCTGGATGGTCGGCGCGAAGCCCATGAGTTGATTGGTGATATTGAGCTGTGAGCCGACGGCCGCAAGCGAGTATGTGTAGCTGATAAGAGCTACGGCGCCAGCCACGTTATCCGCCGAGGCAAACGTATAAACCCCGCCCGCAGTGACGGAATACTGTCCCAACACAGGGGCGGAGGCAACGCGGGTAAATGGGAGCCCGGTGGCCGCGTAACGTACTCCCCAATCCTGCACAAACACGCCGGAGTTTGGCGGGACAATCGTCACCTGAAAAGGTGTAGCGGGGATGGGGTGAGATTCATCCAGAGACACCTGTTTCATGCCGGCGGGCATCGTCTGGCCGAAGAACAGGTCATTGAGCATTTTGCCGTTGATGGCGGCAAACTTTGACTTACCGGTGATCTTGCATTTGCCCCGGGCCACAGCCTCGGGAAACTGTTTCTGTCCGTAAAGCTGTTTGACGTCGCCCGAGATATCGAGCGAAACGTCCTGCAGCGTTCCAAATTTCATGGGAGTGGGGTTGGCGGCGGTATTGCCGCCCACGGGAAAGCCCCACAAGGTGCCTGATCCAAATTCAAACATTTTTTGTTTCTCCTTTTGGGGAGCCAGCCCTGCACTCCCATAAATTGAAGGCCGCGGCAACGGCTGCGGGTTTGTGAACTCAAGGTGGTGTCTAAGCGGTGGTGAGAATTTCTACCGGCACAACGGCGAGCGCCATGGAGCCAATAACGTTCTCGACGATCTCAATCTTTCCTTCAATGCGGCAGTGCGAAACCTTGCCGCCCAGCGACTGCGCAATTCCCGGCGTCGCGTTGCGAATGGCCGCTTCCACGGCGTCCAGAAGTGAATTCAGTTCAGTGGAAGGGACCGAATTGGGTTCGCTGTCACCCGCCGTGTAAAGAACAAGATCAACCGTCAACCTGGCATGGATCGGCAGACCATTCACGCTGGTTCCTGTCAATTCATCTTTCTGCACCTGATATAACGACGGACGATCAGTGGGCGAGAGCTGCGAGGGATCCTGCCAGCGCCGGCTGACCGTTTTGAACGGACCAGCCGGCGTGAGGAGCGCGCCCTGCAACACGGAGAACAGCGCGGAATAAATTTGCTCACGGGGAAAAATCATTCCGACACCTGAACTTGCTGGATTGCCTGCTCAAGCAGATCAGGCAATGCCTGTTGAAGATCATTGACTGCAGGACGCAGATACGGCCGAGGCCGAATGTAAGGACGGCGCCCGTCTTTCTTCTTAAACGGGCCGGCACGGCCGGCAAAGCCACCGTATTCGTGTATGCGGGCGTACTTCAAATTCGACCCAATACTGACGGTCAGACTTTGGCCGTCAATCTTGGTCTCTATCGATTGCAGGACGGAATTCATCAGGTTCCCACTCCGCGAAGTCAGCAGGTCGCTCGATCCGCCTTTGCCCGCCGATCCGGCAAAATATTTTGGGACTGCCGTGCGCAGCGACTGGTAGATAAGCGGTTGCAACGCCTCATAAACCTGGGTCACCACGCGAGGCGCGAGTCCGGCAAGCCGCTGCTGAAGTTGCTGCACGGCGGAATCGTCAATTTGAACGCTAATCACAGCGCCAACCTCCGGTACTGGCTGAAAATAGCCATAGAGCGCGGCGGAACGTCGCCCATATCGAACGAAACATTTACCTGGCCGCTCATGCTGTTGGATTTCTCGCCAATGCGTACGCGCTGGCGATAGGTCAATGCGAATGCCTCAATCGCTGCCTGCTTCAGATCGAGCGGCACACTCGGATAGCCTGCGGAATATGAAAGCTGAACATTCTGCAGACCGCGGCAGAAGCGAAAGCCGCGCAGCAGAATGCGCCGCCCGTCCCACAGATAGCCCGCGGTGGTAGAAGTTGACGCAGCTTGAATGTTCACGCCATCGATGCTGACGCTGCTGACAGAAATAATAGGAAAATTTCGCGGGAGCAGGCGGTCCGAATCATTGCCGTCATAGTTTTCCGTCAACGGACCGAGCACAGACGACAGGATGTGCGGGCGATCGATGTACTGCAACACTTGCAGGCTGGCGTTGGTGATAAGGCTTTGCAGAGTGACGTCATCGTTATTGCCCTGGTTGGGCAGCCACGATTTGAGTTCTGCAACGGTGCAAAGATCGTCAGGTGCGGCGGCCATGGGCTACCTCCAAAATGAAGCAGATTTGCAGCAAACATGCTGGTTTTATGGAATTTGAAAGAGAAAGGCAGTCCGGGTCGGGAAGCCTCAGACTGCCTTCCTTCTCCTTCAAAAACCTGCTGGTTGGCAGGCGAGGAGCACCGGCGGCGATTCGCGCAATCAAGCCGCCGATGAATCGTTTATCCGTTGGCTACGTTGGCAATCACACCAAGCGAGAACGGTGCGCGGCAGACGAGTACTTCGTCGGCATACACGCCATAGACATACTGGCGAGAAACCACGGGCCACTCGATCTGGTAATAATCGCGGCGGCAGCGGACAAAAGATACGTTGTCCACGCCGGAAAGCGGGTAAGGAATTTCCGAGCTGTTGAAGAAGATCGTTCCCGGAGCCAGATTGGGATGGATGCGGATATCAAGGAACTGCTGCGTGAACTTGTTCCAGTACTTGGCAATACTGGCGCCGCCCAGCAGAGCCGGCTTGTCATCTTCCGATCCGGTACCGCCCGGCAAAGTGAAACGGAAGAGCGGCACGCCGCCAGAAGCAACGATCTTCTTGTTGATATTGCGCGCTTCCTGCGAATTCACCCAGATTTCCGTTGGGCTGAGACGCTTGTTGTCCCAGAACCACTGGAGAGCGGTATCAATCTCCAGGATGCCGTTGGCCTGGTCGGCAGTGAGTGTGTTGCCGTCGAGCGAGGCAAAGTAGCCTGCATTGGACTTCAAGGCCTGGGTGAGAAAGCCATCAAAGACCAGAGCGTTGGCTGACCCATCCGTGCTAGAGTTTGCGGCGTTGGCCAACTGAGTGCCCGCAACCGGAGCGCTGATGGTGACCTTGTTCACGGTGGTAATGGTGTTCAGGGTCGCAGTTGCCGCGCTGGTGCCGATATACCACGCGTATCCGGCCGCGCCTTTCACAGCGGGCACAGTAGCGATTACGGTCTGCTGGCCTGCCGTGGTCACGGCAGCGGACGATGCAGCACTGATGGCGCTGGCGCCCGCACCGTACTGCGTGGAAGTGCCGTCAATATTGACGCGCGTTACCTGACCGTAAGGAACGCCGCTAATGGAGACGGTGGAATTGGCCAGAGCCCGCGCCGTGAGCGCCGTCACAAAAACAAGAAGGCTCAACCCGGAGCCAAGTGTTCCGCCGTTGGCCAAAGCAACGGTAGGCGCAGGAGGCGTGCCCAAAGGCATGGATGCATTGCCATTGAGAATTACATTCTCTTCACCGATCATGACCGCGCGCAGCAACGACTGAACGAGAGTGGCTTTGTTATCGAATTCTTTGCCGCCGGACCAGACTGCTTCCCAGTCGATGGAGGCTTCGAGTCCAAGGCCCGCGTAGGACGCAACGTAATCTTGCTCGGTGACACTCATTTCCGCTGAGCGACGGCCCGGAGCAACACCGAGTTCGAAACCCGAAGTGTTTACACCGGTGATGGCCTTCCAGCGCGTGGCGAGATCGCCCCGATCGCTTACCTGCCGAGGCAGGCGGTTACGCAGCGGCGTGATGACCGGATAAAGCTGAAGCGCCGGCCCGCGCAGATCAAACGCGTTCAAGTTGCCAGCTACGCCGCTGATCGTGGCCTGGCTAATGGTGGTTTTGTTCAAGGAGGACAGGTCCGCCTTGTTGAGCAGATCAAACGTCTGCTGACTGAGATCGCCAAACATTTTTCTAGTCCTTTTCTCCGCAAGAGAATTGCGGTTGTCGAGTGAGTCCGATGCCTAAACGGCTAAAGCCGGCTGATTACTGGCAATAATCGCAGGCATAAATGCCTGCTCCACCCCCTGCTGGGTACAAGGCTTGAGCCAGGTGGTCGTGGTCGCTCTAGCGCAGGTATACGGAGGCGGGCTGCGGTTGCTGCAGTGTCCGCTTCAGCAGCTCATGGACGCTGGGTTCGCCGGCAGACTTGGCCAGAGCGGGACGCGCATCGTCTTCTTTGGTTACGGTCTGTGTGGGTACACCGGTACGCGCCACACGGCCCGTAGATTCCTGCGGCGACACGAATTTTTCGACGAGTGAAAGGAGATTGCTCAGCGAACGCTGGATCTCCTGGTTATTGCTCTCCATTTCGCTGCGCAAGCCGGCTACTTCCTGCTCCATTTCAGCCAGTTTGGCGAGCGCAGATGCGGAGCCGGCCCGTGCCTTTTCCAATTGCGCTTTGTCATTTGCTTCCAGCATTGTGCTTTGATCTCCTGTCTTTACTCCGGAACGTGAATCGCCCGGGATCTTTTTCATGCCTGGGGAAGCCGCTCGTGTGGCGGCAGCATCGTCGGTATCGAGAAGTGCATCCACGTGCGTTGCAGCTTCTTCATGGTTTTGTGCCATCTTCTCCATACAGTTCTTGATCGCGTCAAGATGCGCCAGAGTGGCTTTGGAATGGCGCGCACCGACCTTAACAACCTGGTGAGCGCCAGATGCAGCTGTGAATTTGCGGACTTCGCAAGTGCCGTCGGCTTTGACGGCGGTGAAGTGCGCGCCAGGAACGCAAGGGTTATCGACCACGCTGATTTCGACGGGGTTGGCGGTGAAGCGGACAAACTCGCCGTCCTTCCAGGCTTTTACATAAGCGCCGCCGATGCTGAAGCCTGTATAGACGCCGAGCATGCATTTCTGCCAGGCCACGCTATCAACGATGCGCGCGCCGACGCGGATCTGTTTCAGGTCGTCATCAAAGGCGATGGCGACGAGCTTGCCGACAGCGCTGGGCTCGTGCATTTCGCGAACGTTGCCCAGGCTCTTGCCGTCAGTGACTTTGGCGATTTCGTCACTCCAGGTCTTGAAGTAAGGCTTGGAGGATTGGTAGTCGAAGATTTCGCCTTCTTTGTCGACGACTTCAGCTGTGGCAACGCCCCACACTTCGTGTTTTGACTCGTCAATTTGGCGATCTGGGCAAAAAGGTTCATGGATTTCATGTTGGCTCCATAGGAAAAGGCAGCCTGAAGGCTGCCTTGGTGGTTGATGTCTTTTGTCTTCAATCTTCAGTTCTTTGCTATTCGACCCAAATCACAGCCGGGATGGCTGTGCTACATGAGTTCGTCGACTTGAAGTTCTTCCGGCAATTCAGAGTTTTGCTCTGCGCCTTTGATCTCCAGCGAAAAGATTCCTCTTGTTGTGATCACGGCATTGTTGACACCGATGGGATGCTTGCCCAAGCTTTCGCGGACTTCGTCGATAGAGAGCACGCCGGCGCGAACATAAATATCATCGATCTTTGCCTGCTCAAGCGGGTTCAAGGTGCGGTCCTGCTCCCAGACAAATTCGATATCGTTGAAGCCGAAGTGGTGAGTGACGATAAAGTTAAGCGTGTCGGCCAGATAGCCGAGGATCGGGACGAGGCCTTCCGCAGCCGCCTGCTCGACGCTGGTTTCAGCTGTGGCGCGGTTCATTACGCTCACAAACTGTTGCGGCGAGAGACCAAAGGCATAACAGACGATGCGGGTGATCCACTCGTCGAGCGCGTCCTTGAGCATGGGATCGCGCGTGAACTGGAGATTGCCGCATTCAGGGACAAAGGTGATTCGACGGCGACGAGCAGAGTTTCCGGCCAGCGCGCTGTCAAACCATTCCTGAAATTCGCTGATCTGGTCCGCCGACCATTCTTTGGGAACCTGCGCCAGGGCTTCCGGCACGTTGCCCTCAGTGTAGTAATTCAGTAAGTGAATCTGGCGGCGAAGGCCGATGTTGATGGTGAGAATGATCTGCTCCACCGGCGAAAAGCCAAAGAACTTGTGGGCGCGCACATTGCGCGGGCGATAGATAAGCTGGTCGGCGCTGAAGTCAACGGCTGGCAGGCCCTTGAGAATCTGCTGGTACGCGACAGCCGGGGCTGCCGGTGTGCGTCCCATTGCGTCAATCTTGCGCGCGATGGTAGAGCCGTCAATGACCTCCAGGGCATAGAGCGTTTTGCCGGGAGACCATAGCTCGCCATCCTGCGAGACGATGGGCACGAGAACGGGCGCGTCGAGGACGAGAAGGTCTTCCAACAGCAGGCGGACCCACTGCTGCCAACTGTGCTCGCGGTCCGGGTAAGAAAAGAAATTTGTCAGTTGCGTGAGCCGCGGATCTTGCTGCTCATCGTCATTGCCGCCGATGGCGCTATTGCTGGTGTTGGCCGAACGCTTGGGCACACCGGGTTGCATCTTCAGGCGGAACGCCCAGGGCATTCGGCTGACCTGGTCTTTGCGCGTTTCAATACAGAGACGCACAAGATCAAATGAGTCGGCCAGCGAGCGCATCTGCTCAAAAGAGATGGGCTCCATGTTGCGCGGCTGAATGTTGATGTTGTAACCGACAGGGTAGTCGAGCGTCCGCGGTGGAGTGCCTGCGGGCGCGCTGGGCGACATGGGCAGGTCAGGTCCAAACCATACATCGAGCGTGTTGCGCAGCTTGCGGCCGACGCGCTCAACAAAGCTTCTTTCAAGCAAGCTTCTTTCTGGTGACCCAGGCTCCAGCGCAGTAAGTTTTCCGCCGTTGAGAGTTTCAGGCATATTCAGGCAATCCCCACTTTCACGCCCATCACGGCGGAAGTTTCAATGATGAATTCAATCAGAGAGTTCTTGCGGTAAGCGGACTTCATTTGCTCATCTTGAATGCGCAGGCCCTCATGCCAGCGGCACTGGCCTGCGTCATCGATGATGTACTCACCAATCCATTTCATTTTGCCGCCTCGTTCCAAACCGCTTTCGCGGCGTTGAAGAATTTGAGTGTGTATCAGTAGCCGACGATCACGCGGTCAGTACAAGTGCCGGCTACGGCGACTTGATTTTTCTCAAAGAATGAGACAGCCAGCTGCGGAAGGCGGACGGGCGCACCCAGAGTGCCACTGGTGACGGTGGGAGCAAGTTCAGTGGCCAGGTATGCCTGTTGAGCGCCGGATGTCATGTTGGTGGCGATGATGTAGCTGTTATAGAAGCTAAAATTCGGGCTCGACTGGCCCTGATCGTCTGCCGTGTAGACGTTCATAACCAGATCAAAGTTCTGGGTGCAGGAAGCGAAGACGGTCATTTTGGTGGCATCGCCAAGACGGATGATGCTGGTATTAGGCGTTGCGCCGCCGACGGAAGCCGGCAGTGCGACACCGCTATGGGCCAAGTCGGTAGGCGAGTAAACCAAGTGAGGCATAGGGCGCGGCAGCACAGGCTTGCCGTTTTTGTCCATCTCAGGGAACTGGCTGGAAGTTTGAGAGAAGACGAAAAGGGTGGTGACGCAAAGCAGGGCGAGAAGGGCGACGTACAAAGTTTTTTTGTTCACGGTTAATCTCCTGGATGCTTTTCAGGGGCTGAAGCCCATATATTTGCGGAACTTTGCGGCACGAGTGAACTCGTGCCCTGACACTTGTCTCATTGGTGAACACGGTTCTGTTCGAGACGTGTTTGTTGCGATGAAAACCGATTCTGGCTCACGCGATGCGCCAGCGGAGCCGGTCCCTCACCCGCTCGGTCTTACCAAGGCTCGACCTCGGAGTTCGGGATGGCATGTTGAGGGAGGAGACAGTTATTCAGCTCTAAATTGTCCGTTACATTCAAGCTATGTTTTATGGTCTCCCCAGGGACTCAATCTCAGAATTCGACATGGCAGTCTCAAAGTGTGAGACTGCAGACAAACTGGCACGCAATGCGATGCGGCGGCGACGTTTCTGCTTCACGACGGGAAACGGATAGAGCGCGCAATAGCAGTCGACACAGAGCGATCGCGATAGCTCCGATACCGAACGCCGGTCATCTGCATTAAGTGGCGCGTTACATTCTTCACAGCGCGGCGGACCGACACGTCCATTATGATCGTGTGCCATTGGAAACACCTCAACGCCAGACGCAGGCCGGAGAGCAAGCGAATACGGCCTGAGACGGAACGGTATTTAGTATTTGGTATTTGGTGCGTGCAGTCTTTAGCTTGCAGGTTTCAATTCAGTGGGTCAGGCTTGGATGGCCTGAACGAGCAAATTTACAGAAGCGTTAACCTGTTGATCTTGAGTTTCGAGGTCCTTTTTGACGGTTTTCGGGAACCTATCATTCTGCGATGGAGCAAGCACCCGCGAGGGTCCTGAAGCCCTACTTCCGATGTGAGCGCGCATTCCCCGCCGAAACAGGCAAAGACGCCACATGCAAAAGCCCAGAATGAGGTTCCCGCAGCAGACGCAAACGATACGCCGGCATTGGAAAGGTTGCAGGCCGTTTGATTAAGCCGGCGCCGCTCCCGGCTATGCAGAACCAACTTCCGCTCTACATAGACATCTTATACGACAACTCGCGTTTTGAAGTCAATAGTAAAAATCAATTTTCTCGATTTTTCTCAAGCTTTTCGCGTATTATCGGACATGTCAAGCATTGACAATTATTTAGACATTACTTAGACTTTAGACACACTTATGGCGCGCGAAACTTACAAGCAGGCATACGTGACAGCGAAGCAGGACCTGCTGCAACAGCTACAAAAACGAGACGACCTGGACCAGAAGATCCGCAAGCTGAAGCAGACGGTCAAGGCCCTGGGCGAACTGTGCGGCGCCGACCCGGAGGAGATTGACAAGCTGCTCCTGGTGGAGGGCTTTGCCATTGACGCCAAGCCGGGATTTACCGATTCCATACGACGGCTTTTCCGCATACACCAGACGGCGCTCAGTCCGACCGATGTCCGCGAGGACCTGGTGAAGATGGGCATCGGCGTGGGCCAGGTAAATTTGTTGTCGTCCATTCATACCGTGCTGCGCCGCATGGCGGAAGCCGGCGAAATTGAAAAGACCGAAGACGCGAAATTCAGGTTGCCGGGGTGA